CCAAGTGGTATTGCAGCCACCGAATCAGATTATTGGTTTCATAATCTTTGTATAGGAGATGAAGTATATGGAACGCTAGTATTTAAAACAGATATGTTAAAGAATATTATAAAGAACACACCTAATAAAAGAGAAGTATCAGGTGGTGACCATAATGCTTCTAAGATGTATCTAATGAATATACAAAAATTATTTAATGTAGATATAATTAAAAAAAGTATTGACAATAAATAATAAACTGTGATATAATATAATTTTATTAACTAAAAAAGGAGAACACCAATGAGTGTTATAAGTGGAACTGCTTATTGGGCTAGCATACAAAGCCCAAACACAAAGTTTGAACCTAACTGGCAAATAGATGTAGGTAATCTAGATGCTGCTAATAAAGCTATCGCAGAGAAGGATGGTCTCAATGTAAAGACTGATGAGACTAAAGGCGATTACGTTACTATCAAAAGAAAAGTTAAGAGAAAAGATGGTAATGATAATAACCCACCTATCGTAGTTGATGCACAGAAAAGACCAATGCTTGAGTTAGTTGGTAATGGTTCAAAGGTTAATGTACTTTACTCAACGTATGAGTGGAAGTATGCTGGTAAGGAAGGAGTATCTGCTGACCTAAAAAAAGTTCAGGTTATAGATTTAGTTCCTTACGAAGAAAGAGAAGACTTTGATGTCGTCTCTGATGGTTATTCATCTGGTGAAACAGGTGGTGAAAAAATTCCTTTTGCCTCTTAATAAGGAATAGTGAGAGCTTTGTCTTACACACGCAGAGCTCTCACGAAACACTATGAAAAAAATAGATACAATAGTAGAAGATATATACAGTTTATTCGAAAAAAAGAATGAAGAACTAACTGAAAAACAAGTAGATAAATGTATAGATGACTTTGCTAACTCAGTTAAAGTACACGTAAAAGACTTCTTAAAAGAACTGCCACAAGATAAACCAAGATTAAGATTATCTACAATAGGTAGGCCGGATAGACAGCTATGGTATGATTTTAAAAAGCCACACAATGAACCTCTTGCACCTAGCACTAGGATTAAGTTTCTTTATGGATACATATTAGAGGAACTATTAATTATGTTGGCCTCTATATCTGGACATAAAGTTACACAACAACAAAAACAAGTTCAAGTAGAGGGAGTAAAAGGTCACCAAGATTGTTTTATTGATGGAGTTTTAGTAGATTGTAAGAGTGCATCTGGTAGAGGTTACACTAAATTTAAATATAATAATTTATCTAGTGATGACCCTTTTGGTTACATATCTCAGATATCAGCCTATGCTGAAGGCAATGGTGTAGATGAGGCCGGTTTCTTAGTTATTAATAAATCAACAGGAGAGATATGTTATACTAAAGTACATTCGTTGGAGATGATAAATGCTAAAGAAAGAATACAAAGAATTAAAAAAGTTGTTAAGTCAGATGTACCACCAGATAAATGTTATGAAGCAATTCCTGATGGAAAGTCTGGTAACTATAGGCTCGATACTGGTTGTGTTTATTGCAATTATAAGTATGATTGTTGGAGTGATGCTAATGATGGTAAAGGACTTCGTATATATAAGTATTCGACTGGTCAAAGGTATTTCACACACATTGAGAAAGAGCCGAATGTAGAAGAAGTAAAGTGAAAGACGAACCTGATATAATACAGATAGAAAATATTTTTTACTCAGAACCACATAGCTCTGAGAAAAGATTATTTTTGTCTGTAATACTTCAGGCCTTGTTGGATGTATCTAAAAATATTGTTACACCACAAGATAAAGTAAATAAATCTAGAGCAGAGTCCTGGTTCTTTACAAGTGTAGGAGTAACGTGTGAGAACTTTGAATCTGTTTGTCAAATGGCAGGAGTGCAGCCAGCAAAAGCTAGGTCATTTGCATATAAAGTTTTGAATGCAGACAACAAAGATTTTTTAAGAAAAAGAATAAGAAACGTTTTAAGAGGCGAAGATGACAAAGAAAAAAGATTTGACATATGAACAACATTTTGATACACTATATCAAGATATGATAAATTATGAGGAGCAAGCAAACATGGGTATGATGGATGAAGCCATTAAAGACACTGTAAAAGAAAAAGGTTTTACAAAAACAGATTTAAAGAAACAAGCATTGAAAGCTACATTAAAACAAGTAGGTGGTAGCCATTACAAAGATTGTAAGATACAACCTGTAGAGTTTATTGTAGGTAATGACTTGACTTTTCTTGAAGGTAATATTATAAAATATGTTACTAGACATAGAAGAAAAGGTGAAGGAAGAAAAGATATAGAGAAAGTAATACACTACGCAGAAATGATTTTAGAAATGGAGTACAAAGATGAATAACTATTTACCAACCGAATATCAAAGTTTTATACATCTATCTAGATATTCTAGATGGCTGCCTGATGAAGGCAGAAGAGAGACATGGATTGAAACAGTATCCAGATTAAGTAATTTTATGCAGATACATTTAAAGAAAAATTTAGGTGTAGAAATAGATAGTGAGACATGGAGAAAGATAGAAGATTATATTATTGGTCTTTCTGTTATGCCTTCTATGAGAGCATTGATGACTGCCGGCACAGCATTAGAGAGAGAAAACATTGCCGGTTATAATTGTTCTTATATTCCTATTGATAATCCAAAAGCATTTGATGAAATACTTTATATATTAATGAATGGCACAGGTGTAGGTTTTTCTGTTGAAAGACAGTATGTAGATAAGTTGCCTACTATTCCAGATAGAGAGTTTGAGAAGACAGATGATGTTGTTTCTGTTGCCGACTCAAAAGAAGGTTGGGCCAGAGGATTTAAAGATTTAATATCTTATCTTTATACTTGTAGAATACCAAAGATAAATGTTAGCAAAGTAAGACCTGCTGGAGAAAGATTAAAAACATTTGGTGGTAGAGCAAGTGGCCCACAGCCTTTAGTTAATCTTTTTGATTTTGTTATTGAGAAGTTTAAAGGTGCTAGAGGTAGAAAATTAAATACTATGGAGTGTCACGATATTGCGTGCAAGACTGGTGAAGTAGTGGTTGTTGGTGGTGTACGTAGGTCAGCTCTAATATCTTTGAGTAATCTCTCGGACCAAAGATTAAGAGTTGCCAAATCCGGTGCATGGTGGGACACAAACCCTGAAAGAGCACTGGCAAATAACTCTGTTGTTTATACTGAAAAACCAGATGCAGGTATTTTTATGAAGGAGTGGTTGGCCTTATATGAAAGTAAGTCTGGTGAAAGAGGTATATTCAACAGAGTTTCAGCACAAGAAAAAGCTAGAGAAAATGGTAGACGTAATGGTGATTATGATTTTGGTACTAATCCTTGTAGTGAGATTATACTAAGACCTAATCAGTTTTGTAATCTTACAGAAGTTGTTGTAAGACCTATGGATACTGAAGCTACACTACATGATAAGATAGAAGTTGCCACGATACTAGGCACAATACAAGCAACACTAACAAACTTTGGTTATCTTAGAAAAAGATGGCAAACAAACACAGAGGAAGAAAGACTTCTTGGTGTTTCTCTTACAGGTATTATGGATAATTCTATTATTAATAGAAGAAGAGAAAGACTACCAGAGATACTACAAGGTATGAGAAACAAAGCTGTTATAACAAACAAAGAGTGGGCAGAAAAGTTAGGTATACCGCAGTCAACAGCTATTACGTGTGTCAAACCTTCCGGTACAGTGAGTCAATTAGTTGACAGTGCTAGTGGTATTCATGCAAGACATAATCCTTACTATATTCGCACAGTTAGAGGAGATAATAAAGACCCACTAACAGAGTTTATGAAAGAGCAAGGTATACCAAATGAACCAGATGTAATGAAACCAGACCATACTACAGTATTTTCTTTTCCTATGAGTTGTTCTGATACTGCTATATATAGAAATGATATGTCAGCTATTGAACAGTTAGAAATATGGAAGTGTTATGCACAGCATTGGTGTGAACACAAACCTTCTGTGACTATATCAGTAAAAGAAAGTGAGTGGGTAAATGTAGGTAACTGGTGTTGGGATAATTTTGATTATCTTTCTGGTGTATCTTTCTTACCTTTCTCAGACCATACTTATCAACAAGCACCTTATCAAGATATAGATAAAGAACAATTTGAATCTTTACAATCTAAGATGCCTGAGAAAATAGATTGGTCTAAACTACAAGACTTTGAAAAAGAAGATAACACTAGAGGTTCACAAGAGTTGGCATGCACTGCAGGTTCATGTGAGTTAGTAGATATTTAATATATGCTTGACTTTATTGTTATAGTGATATGTTTATTATTAATAGTTAATGCACTAAATGCTGTGTAATTTTTTTGTTGCATAATATTTAAAATTATGTTATAATGGCTATATGGCAAGAGCAGTAGTAGGAGCAGGAAAAAGACTAAGAAGTTTTTTTAAAAAAATTACTTCTATAGGTAAGTCTAATAGGACTAGACCTAAAAATAAACATAAAAGAAGAAACTATAAAAAATATAAAGGACAAGGTAAATGAAAATAATTTTAGTATTAATAATAAGTTTTATAACTTTACAATTAAAAGCAGATGCATGGTTTGATTCAGTAGGATATAGATATTATCATGATTTAGATAATGAACGTAATGGTTCAAAGTTTAGAAGTTATGCCACTAAAAATTTATCTAATAATGATAAGTTAAAAATAGCATATGAAAGACAAAGACCTGGTAGTGGTATAGAGTCTGGTGTATTATTTATTGATTATGAGTGGAAGTTCTAATATGCAAAAAATTAGAAATGATATGGACACAGTGTATATTGGCTATGACCCTAGAGAACATGCGGCTTATGAAGTATTAAAGTTTTCTATTGAAATACGTGCCAAAAATCCTGTAAGAATAGTGCCTCTTAAAAAAGATGCATTAATTAAAAATGGTATGTTTAGAAGAAAATCAAACAGTATAGGTAATCAACAATATGATGAGATAGATGGTAGACCTTTCTCTACTGATTTTAGTTTTACTAGATTTCTTGTACCGCATTTAAGTTTATACACTGGTTTATCTTTGTATATGGACTGTGATATGTATTGTTATGGTGATATAACAGAATTATTTGATATGTGTAGAGATAGTTATTATCCTGTGTGGGCAGTACATCACAAGTATGATGTAGAAAAAGGTGTTAAGATGGATGGTCAGGCACAAGAGCCTTATCACATGAAGAACTGGTCTAGTCTTATGATGTTTAATAATAACCATCATTACTTAGATAAGTTAAGTATTGATGCTATTAATACAGAAAAAGGTAGATGGTTACACACATTTAAGTGGTTGCCTGACGAAGAATCAGATATAGGACAAATACCTGAAGAAT